CCAAAGGATAATTGATGCAGTCAACAAAGCAAGTCTCATACTTCCATTTAATCGTTAGTTCCACAAACTCATCTGAAGAGTAGTCAAGCGATCCAAAGTCAACCTCGGCCGGATACGCATTAACTAATGTCCACGTCTCTAGTTCAAGAGCTTCTTTGCTGCCGCCGGCACGGGTTATAGTGTTGGAGCCAAGCTGCACTATTCTCACAGCGCCCACCGAACGGTACAAGGCATCGTCAGGAGAAAGATCCAGACTGTTTAGCGCGCTGGACATCAAGTCATCGTGGTAGCCGCTTCTTCGTAGCCATCTTAGCAACTTTCTTGTCGAGGCTGGATAGCTTGGATCAATCAGCTTCATTGTTACCGGAGACCATATGGGGGCGTCGACCCTAGGCACGAACTCTGCCTGATCCGGATTGCGGAAGGAACGCCAACCCTGTTCGCCGTAAACGTCGGTTATGCTAAACTTGGGCTTATCAATGGACTTGGCATACCAAACTGCATCGGTGTCGTTGGGAGCGTCATTAGCATAGTCGCCCTTCGCTCCAACGCCGACCGTTCCTTCGGCGTCTTCGAGTCTGAACCCGTCGATCTTGACCATAAAGCGGAATTGAGATTTTGGATCATACTTTAAATTTTCTTTGTTTGTCCAAAAACCACCTTTTGGCATGATGCACCTCTCGACTTATTTAACTTACGACACTACAGTGAATGCGTTGGCAACAGTATTCGAGTCAAAAGAAGCCCAATCATAGCGGAACTTAACCATGACCTCGGTCAACTCCTCGCTGCCATAATCCAAATCGCCGAAAGTAAGCTCTTTAATCCAAGCGTGGTTAAGAGTCCACTTCTCAAGCATCTCGCCAGCCTCATCAATCTGCTCTATGATGATGGTGCCGGTAGCTTCAACAAACCCAGCCTTAGACGGAGTGGCGAACTCGCTGTTATCAACGGTGCCGCCAGGAATCTTGTATCCAGCTGCCTGTATGGTTGTAACTAAATCACCAGCGAGATCGGGCTCAACCGGATCTACAAAGGTAATATCCACTTCATTCCACTCGGTCTTAGCCGGCCAGTAAAAAGTGTGATTTAGATACTGATGGCTTGTTTCTGTAATAGAAATTGACGGCTTTGTTGCCTTCTTTGCGTACCACAGGTTACCGCTGCTTCCGAACTGGACCCGGAACCTGTAGGCCCTCTTTGGATCTAGTTGTGGACTCTGCGTCCAGAAAGTACCATTCGCACCACCTTTTACTGCCATTTTATAAATTCTCCTGCTGTATTATAACTAGTAAGTTATTGAATAAATCTCTCTTAATCATCGAAGGAAGCACCCGAGCGGGTAATCACGAAGTCGATGGCAATAAACTCTATTGCTCTCGTTGGCTTAATGAAGACCTTGGCATACATTATGTTTCTGTCGATTAGGTCGGGAGTTGTTGTTGTGTCATCAAGGATAACGCGGAAGTCATCAACACCGAATCTAATCTTAACATCTGCAAGGAAGCTGTCCGCTCTAGACTTAAAGTCGTTCCAAGTTGCGCTAACATTTGGCTGGAACAGCGTTGTGCTTGCGATTCTTGAAATGCCTCTCTTGACGAAAATCATGAGGCGACGGACATTAATCCGGTCCAGTGCCGATGGTGTCGCTTGGAGCGTCTTCTGGCCAAAGACAACAATGCCTTCTGCCGGGAAACTTGCGATTGGGTTGACATTGACTTCATAAAGGTCATCACGGTTACGAGATGTGAGCTTCTGCTCGACACCTGTGACGGTAAGGCCACCAGCGCCCTGTGAGAGGCCTCCACGGTTGAATCCTGCCGGGGCGAACCAGACATCGGATGCACGCTCTGTGTTGGCTAAGACACCCAATGCGACCACCGAGGGAGGCATTGCGACAATGGCGCCCGTTTGATCATCACGGACCTTGACCCAAGGATAATAAGCGCAGCCATAGCTACTATTAAGGTTTCTAGCCTTGATGTTATTGATCACCGTGACTAAATCACCTTTTCTAGCCGATGCGGCCGAGTTACTTTCGGCGCGTGGTGTAAATCCGCCCTTGAGGTCAATAACTGCCAGCGCGTCGGCACGGGCCTCACAAGTATCAATAAGATACTTAGTGACCTCTTCGTTAGTAACACCAGGAAGTGAAGCAGCATTCATCGAAATAACTTCAGGATCCGACACGGTGTTAATCGCTCTGCGCAGCGAGTAGAAGACATAGTTAGTAGACTCTGTCGGAGAGGAAGTCAACAGATGATTCCCAAATGGGTTTCTCTCTGCGATGTCAACTCCGTCATTGCCGCCAAATAGGGGCGATGTGAATCGGTTAATTTTGGCGTTTAAGACTCTCTTGTAATCAACGGTTGCTTCCGAGTTCAAAGAAGAGCCGCCGGCATGGGAGCCCGAAACATAAGCAGCGTCTGTGATGTTCTGGGTCGGGCTTGAAGTGTTATTATAAGCCGAGCCGGTTGTGAGAACAATCTCATCCAACGAGAAGTTGAACTGTTCTTCAACCGTAGAGGGATAAGCGCCCTCTCCAAAATTATCAACCCACTGTGTAGTACCAATGACATCTGACGAGAGCGGGCGTAAGTAATCAACATACCCTGGGTCGTAAACTGTGCTCGTAAGTGTCTTATTTGATTGCGCTCCGAAGAAAGCATTTGTAGTCGGGTTGGCTCCGTCGGCGCCGTTTGAGCAACTGGCCCGAGTCATAACCGAGGGGAATACAATACTACCAGTAACCATTGGCTGTTGCCCAGAAAAGACAACGGAACCAGCGGTAGTGCTAGTGAATTGGGGCTGGAAAGGTCCTGCCTTGGCGGCGAAGGTAAGCGTGTTCAGAGAAGAACCAGACGTAACTGTAAAGCTCTTGTACCGAATCGGGCCCACGACTCCGAACGGAAGATACTCAGCGTTAACACCGTTGTTATCAACCTCTTCGTTCATAACCACGCGAACATATTGAGACAAGTTGGGAAAATCTCCGGATTCGCGGTATCTGTTCTCTGCATTGTCCCACTCAACCACGGTATTACCGATTTTGCGAGCGATGTAGTCAACGCTATTGGGATTGAGATTACAGCTGGAATATCTCTCAAGCACAACAGGATTCAAGTCAGAGTCGCTTGACTTTCTCAGTACCACATCAAATGTTCCGTGAGAAACCAACTCGTTACTTGATGCCTTGACATTATCTATTGAAATCTTAACATTATTCTGGAGCCAGCCGCCGTGGCCGTTCACTCCAACAAACTTAAACAGTTTTTGCTGGCTACTGTAATGGTAGGAACTAGAGTCTGAATCAAGACTCTGCCCAAAGAACCAGCCTGAATGTGCATCCCTATAAGGAATTCTTTGATTTTCGTGCTCTGATGAGCCCGTTGCAACCGCTGCTATGAATCCAAAACACTTGTTATCGTTAAGGGTCAACCTTTCTAGCTGACCTTCGAATGTCTCTCCGAGCCAATAAGTCTTTACATTGTTGCTAGTCGCGATAGCACTATTTACCGATTGCGGATTCGTATTGAAAACCTTACGAATAAAATCAGAATTACTCTCTCTCAAACTAAAAGTAGCTTGCTTAACCTTAACATTGCTTGAGTTGTAAATCTGAGCCGTGAATCGATTGTTAGCGTCCTGTATGATCATCGATGCGACGGCGCCTGTTGTAGCAGATGATGTCCCAATCGCGCCACTCAGCCGAATCGCGCCGGAGTCCAAATACCAGATGGCGGCAAGGGTGCCGTCCTGAGTTGTGTTAAGGGCGCCCGATGCATAAACATACAATCCATAAGCACCACCGTTAGTCGTAATATTTATATTAGGAGAGCCGGAAGTCTCCCAGCCAGCGAGGCCGCCGTTTGCTGCGGTCGCGTCGGGAGACTCTGTGCCCATAAGACGAATAAAGTTAATCGGCCCAACGCCCGCTCTCAAGTAAGCCTGTGCTGCATAGCCAGCATAAGTTGGAGAAGAATAGTTGCCTTCACGCCACACATCTCCTTGGCCGCTCTTGCCCGAAATTGGAAATCCAAAAGTTTCAACAAACTCGGAAAAAGAGCTGACTTTGACTGGCGTCATACCGGGGCCGCGTTCGGCGCGGCCAATAATAACCGGACCTTCGTTCTCCGGTAATGCGGGGATTCCCGACTGATCTATTTCATTCAAAAAGATCCCAGGTGATACAAACCTAAACTTTTTGGCGTCGAATTCTGACATCTACGTTCTCCTTACTGTAGCTAAGTATTGAGTAGCCTTTCTACAGAGTAAATAGTATTTGATTGAGGCAAAAACCATTTTACTCTCTATAAAAACCTTTGCCCTCGTCATCCTCACCTAGGAAAGTGTTTATGTCCCCTAGTATAACCCTTTCTCTGGGTATCTTAACGTCGACAAAGTTTTCCACAACGGTTATCTTCGGCTTATTATCATTTGGGCCCTCGCCCATCAGATAACCCAATATTCTTAATTGTATTTCTGTTTCATAATTTCTCTCTTCTTCTCCCAACTCGGCAACATTATTAGATTGTGCGAAATCGTTCTCAACGAAACCCTCGAACTTGTGGCCCTCGTGTGATATAAAGAAATTATTAATTTGGCCCGTCTTGGTGATGAACGGCTGGAATATGTCATTCATTTGCTGGAGGTACTCTGTTTTGATCTTTACGGAGTACATAACCTTTACATAAACAGGGATGGGCTGGTAAATTGTTTCAAAGACGACCCGGCTCTTATCAGTGGGCGCGCCGGGGAAGTTGACCTGCCCGTGGCCAACGTTATTGTTGACTCCATATTTTCTTGCCGACCAGGCATTTTTAAAGTTTGAAGTCTTCTTTTGGTTAATCCTTCTGGCTGCTGGGACATTGACCCTCCGAGCGTAATGAAGGCCCTTACCCGTGTCTGGCATGTGTGCCTGAAAGGTGCCCTTGAATGTCGGATCTTTTACAACCGATGTTCTCTCGATAGTCGCCAGTGGAAGCTTAAGCACACCACTCGAATCTCGGAGATTCTTATTATTCTTTATCTGAAAGGCTCTTTCGGCAGATACCCAGATAGTTGGTACCTTGGACCAGCCCTTGTTAGTGTTAACATGCAAGTTTAACTCTTTATCGATAAAGTCGTGGAGGGCTCGATCTATAGTCTCAAGGGTCGACGGCATAAATTGTATTTCCAATAAATTGCCATCGGCATCTTTTACCTCTGTATATGAATAATCAGTTGGCATCGAAAAGGCCCTCGCGTGCTCTGACACACTTAGCGGAGATTTCTAGCAAATGGTCAATCTGGCCATAAAGCTGTTTAGGCTCCGATAAAGTAACTATCTCGTAATATAGGCTTCCGTACAAAATAAAGTCACCTTCACGAACAAATAGGTCCTGATCCTCTGTGAGCCTTCTCTTGTGAAAATGAATTGTGAGGCTTGATTCCTTATCGAGACCAATATTGGTGTTGTACTTTGTGTTAATCCCGTCGAACTCCACCAATGCGTGAACCCTCACAGGAGGAAGAAATGTTTTCTTAATTGCCTCGCCGTAAAGATCGTGATAGTTCGTTCTCTCTATGTCCAAGGGATAATATATAACAGTCTGACCAATGACTCTTTCTATTAGTTCATCATTTACTTGCTTTACTAAATTCCTCTCCTTCTCTCCGGCGAAAAGAGGAGGAGGGGGAGCATCAGGCTGTGACCATTTATTGTTTGATGACATTTAACTACCCCTGATATATAAGTAAAGGAATCTCACTCTGAACTGTGTCTATAGCGCCGATCATCTCGGCATCCTGTTCGGCAATAGCCTTGTAAGTCATTTCATCAAGAATAGTCTTAAGTTCTTCTTTCAAAGCATCTTGCTCGTCTTTGGCCTGTGTCAAGAGATCACCAGAGTTCAAACTCAAACTATCGCCTGGGATTGGGATTGTGCCGCCGAACTTGCCGCGTATCTGTCCCAGCATCTCTTTGCATAGTGCTAGGGCAAACCTGCGAATCCAGTGCTTACCGATAGAGTTGATATTTTTGAAGGGTATGTTCTCGAAAGGCAGCGTATTCATATTATTGACGCCGCTAATTCCAGAATCCACACCTGATTCCTCACTCCAGGGATCCGTGTTTATTGTGAAATTAACCCAAACATAGTTAGTAAACGTATTATCGGGAATTGGAAACAGTCGCAATTTATTGTTTCTTATCTCAAATGAATAATGTGACAACCTAGTCCATATGTGATCTTCATAGGCCATGGCTTGCAATTTATTCTGCCACGTTGGGATCAGCTCAAAAGTAGAATCATCCGAATACTGACCATAGTGATTCAGGTTGCCAACAGCATTTAGTCCACCGTAATATCCGTAGAAGCGCCACATTGCGCGGGGCGACTTATAAAAGACCCTCTCTATTCTTACTTTTTTGTTTCCTACAAGGCCAGCGTAGTCGACGGCTCCCCCAACACCCTGATCTGCATTAAGGGCAGCAGAACTCGATATAATGGATTGTAGATCATAATCTTGTACCGACGATGTGGTGGCGAAAGACGCCGAGTACATAGTTTTGTTCCCGCCGGCCATGGCCATATCAGAAATGCCCTCCCCAACTCTCTTAGCATATCCTATTTCAAATCTAGGAAGTGCCAGGTTCACGCTGGAGCCGGATGCATCCCCACCAACCATCTGGCCATCATGATTGAATGTGCCTGTGGCGAACCCTAGAAGGCTTCCAAGAACATTTTTGGCTTGATGCTTGTTTATATGGTATGAATATTCTAGGACCGCTTCTTCATAGGCGGCATACACATTCCCTACCGTCAACTCTATATCTAAAACATCACCGCCCAACTTCTTATAGATATACGCCACCTGATCGGAGGCACCAGATACAAAGTTAGTATCGTATAGCACCGATGTAGGGTCAACATATAACCCGAAGGGATAATGTGTTTCATTTGCGGCGCCGTTGCCGGTAGATGCAGCGCTCCCAGTGGAAGTTAGTATAACTTTACTGGTAGTGCTAACTGGAGTCAGAGTTGGTTTGGCCATTGATCATTATTCCTCTTTGGGCTTGGAAACTCTTTTGGTCTTGCTGGTTCTGGGCTTTGTCGCTTTCTTGGGCGCTCCGGGCTTAGTCTCGACAGCCGGAGCAACAACTGGCTTAGCCTCGACGATCGGCTCCGGAGGAGCAACAGGGGTGGGTGCGGCCACAGCTGCCTTTCTTGCTTTTATTCTAAGAAGCTTTCTCTTTCTGATGTTCATGATAACACTCTCCTTCGTATATAAGTAGTTTTCAAATAAACAAAAGCCCCGGCCTTCGAAAAGACCGGGGCTTGATATATCAGTTTAATATATCAGGTACTATCAGGCGCCGGACTCTCCTATGAGACCACGACAGATGACAAGACCGTACATATCAGGGCGCACCATCTTCTTGGCGTACCGAGTCATGACACCCTTACGGGGCACGAAGTCTTCAGTACCGAAGATTGTTGGTGTGACCTGGAGAGGCACATACGGAGCGTAGACATATCCAGACTCAAGGAATGAGCCACCCTTACGACCAACCAACACGAGGTTACGCGGGAAATAAGGATCGACATAGACATCGAACTTCTTAGAGATTGAGCCAGTCTTAACAGCACCAACGGTACCGCGATCAGCATCAGCCGTCACAGAAGCACGGAATCCAGCCGTGAACTCCAAGATGTTCGCCACTTCCGGTGAAGTCACCAGGAAGTTAGCACCACCCCGAAGAGTCTTACGATGAATCTGAGCGGACACATCATTGATGGTCTCAATCAGAGTCTCGTACCACTCGGAAACTGTTCCTGTAAAGTCAGGAGCAGCAGCGGAAGCACCAATCTCGGCGCCAGTCGTTCGATTCACGAACAGACCAGGC